CTGTCAAAAATAGGAGCACGAGCAGGGGTAGTTCCCGCTGCAGGAGCAATCTGTTGATTGCTGTCAAAAATAGGAGCACGAGCAGGGGTAGTTCCCGCTGCAGGAGCAATCTGTTGATTGCTGTCAAAAATAGGAGCACGAGCAGGGGTAGTTCCCGCTGCAGGAGCAATCTGTTGATTGCTGTCAAAAATAGGAGCACGAGCAGGGGTAGTTCCCGCTGCAGGAGCAATCTGTTGATTGCTGTCAACAATAGGGGCAGTAGCACGTGCCGTACCGGGCCTTGTTCCGGGGACCGCGTTAGGGTCGGCCTCGTAAAACTTTCCACCAATCCTGTTTGGATTGTCAATTTGCACGTCCATCGGGTTCCGCCCCGCACTAAGGGTGTCCGCAGCACTGATAGCCCCAGCGGTAAGACCTGCGGTTAAGCCCGACTTTACAGAATTCTTTAGGCTTTGGCCGGACAGCAAGGCTGCTCCGGTGCCTGTTATACCAGCAGTAATTGCCGCATTTGCCGCGGCATTGGTGATGTTTGCAGAACCCACCATATCAGATACCGTTCCGCCCGGAGCAGCGAAGTAAGAGGTGGCACCCGCGATAACAATATCCTTCAAACTGCCACCACTTAGGCCTGTAACGGCCATGTTGGCCAGCACCGTTGGAACACCGATCAGTGTCAAACCAATAGTAACGACCATCCTGCCTATGGGACTTGCCAGCACTTTTTTGACAGCGCCAACAACTCCTTTTACAACGGACTTCAGTCCCTTACCTATCGCCTTAAAAACTTTTCCTATGAAGAACTCAGGCAAGCCCGTTACAGGGTTGATTGAGCCTGCGCCGCCGCGACTTCTTAAAAGCTGTGCTTCTCCCGGTGTAATGTGGGCCAGCATGGTGTCGCCGTTACGACCCTGATTGGCCATGATCCGTGCAGCGTCAGCAATACCACCGAGGGCAAATCCCTGCACGGGCATTTGCATTCCGCCCTGCTTTAATTTAAGGGCCTCCATCAACATAGCTTGGGTAGCCGCTAACAGTTCGGAGTCATACTCCTCAGGTAAGTCACCTTGGTCCAATGTGCCATCTGCAACCATCTCCGCGACACGCTGCTTGTATTCCTGAGGGTTTTCCTGAAGGTACTCGATCATCTCCACTAAGGAGTTGAGATCTTCAAGGGACATTTGCATCAATTCCGGGGGAATTGCCGAGGCCATTGCCTGTTGGTACATGTCCGCTGCTTGCGGGCTGGCGTTGCGCAGGCCCTCAGTTACCGCACCATATGTTTCGTCACGGGAAAGACTAGGGCCTATGGGGGCCATTTCATCGTTTTCAGGGAGATTCATAATCCCTGTGGGGGAGTTAGGGCTAGTGGCCATTGCGGTATCCTCAATTATATATAGCTGTATTTTACAAAGTTATGGAGGCGTAGGCAACGTTGACGGTAGGGGGGCAACGAAGTTTACGGTTAATATGGAGGATGGCACACCGGGTCTCGGTGCGGACGCAGTAGCCGCGTCAAGCCATAGATTGGTGTCTGTGACCGCCGCCATGATCTCAATGTACTGTCCCGCTTGCAGGTCAATGTTGAAATTCCAACTCGTTGTGTTGCGGTGGTTGTTGTCGCTGTCTGTAAAGACGCGGGTGGAGTACCCAATGTCCGTGCCGTCACGCCGTATCCAAATAGCTAACTCCTTGGCGCTGCCACTATTGCTCAAGACCTGCCCAGAGTACTGGAAGTTGTAGATTCCGCTTACAGACACCTCAATCCTAGACGTGCTGCCAGACTGCAGCTGCACGGCGTTTGACAGATAGGTGGTACTAAACACCACCGGGTAGGCGGTGTTAGTGACCGCAAAAGTCTGGTCAGCGGTGTTAAAAAACAATCCGTTTGGGCACTCAAGGTACCGCCCGCCATTGGGGCCGAACGCCGAACCCAATAAAGAATTTAGCTGGTTAAAGTACAGGCGCAGGATGTTATTGAACTGATCCGTGTATTGCCTATCTACGACTTCGGGGGCATTAGGCAGGCGTGGTGGTACAGGGATCAACAAGGAATCTACGCTGACACGGGGGTTTGTAGCCATTAGCGTCTGCCGTCAGGTCTGATGTCAATTCGGGGTGCGCCCAACTGCCAAGTAGTACCTAGCGCAGTGGACTCAATCTTCATCGCAAGCTGACGCCCACGCACCCGGGTGTTTATCTGCCCCGTGAACTGCTCAATAGGGACGGTGGCTATGCGGGATACATTGGCGTTGTTGTTCCCCCCAACAGAGGACGGACTGTTGTAGCCAGAGCCTGAGTTCTGAAAGGGCAACAAGGAGAAGTTAGCCACGGGAGAGTCAGACGTAGAGCCCCGGAAAGTCAAATCTGGGAGCAAACGCCAGATAAAACCAAAGTTGTGCCCATCGTCAATATCAAACTCAGAGGACGTAACGTAGGCCTCGATAGGCTGCAGCGTGCCTGTCTCGCCGTCGTCTACACCGGTTTCCTGTGAAGTCAAGTACCTGTTTGGCGTAGCCGCAATTGGAACCGCGTTCAGGCCGCTATCCAGCCATGCTGTGCGCGACATTGTGCCGTAGTACCAAGCATCTTCCACGTAGTTGTAGACCACATAGCGGTTAGGGTAGTCTTCCCCAATAGAGCAGTAGAACCACCACACCTCGTTAAACGCCTCGACCGTACTGGCAAATACCTGCCCTGCTTGAGAGCGCTCTAGCGTCAGGGTTGGGTCAGAGTTTTGGAAGATAAACTGGCGCAAGTCACAGCGCAGTGTTTGTACACGACCGTCGTACTTGTAGAACTTATCCGTGCCCATCCAGTAGGTGATGTTGTTGGCAGTTGCCTTGGCATTGGGGGAGATGATGGAGATGTTCTCACCAACGGTTTGCGCACCCCACACAAAGGGAGGGCCAAGGTACTGCAAAGAATACAGCGCCGCATCGGTCCAAACCAGTATCTCTTGACGGGTCTGGCTGGCCGTAATGATGCTTGAGCCAATAGACAATCGCAAGTCACCTGCTTGATTTGTAATCGCTGGCGTCCAGTTGGTTGGGTCTTCTTGGTCTGACCAGCGTATCAGCATGGGGTCAATTTCAGACTCGCCCAAAATGTTCACACCGAAACACAGCACAAAGCGCGACACATCTGACACGATGAGGTTGTTTTGCAGGGTAGGCACGTCTGAGCCAGTCAGCACCACGCCGCGGGTGCCAACGCCGTTGCTTGCATCCCAGTAGTAAATGCCGCCGCCACGAGGGCCGTAGATTAAGTCTTCACCAAAGTTTTGGTGGTTCCAAATGCGTATCGCCTCAATAATCGAAACAGTGCCGTTACCCCACGTACCAAAACTATAAGGCCCTGCAGCCCAGCCAGTAAGTGTTTGCTCAATCGCAGCGCCAATGGTTAATTGATACGCACCCACAACAGAGGAGCCGCCGTTTCCTGTGTCCGAGGCGTTAGCCGTGGTAGATAGCGTTACCGTGTAGTTGTCGTCGTCAATGAGGCTTACGACTTCATACTCTGCATTTAGTATCGTGTCGGTTATAACGCCGCCAAGGCCTGCAGCCCCACTAAAGGTAACGAAATCCCCAACACCCGCGCCGTTGCCTACGTCAGTTACCGTAAGGGTAGTAGAGCCCGTAGTGGCTGCAAAGGTTACATCTCCCACACCGCTTGTTCTTCGTATGGGCGTGATGTCGTAGAAAATTGTGCCCAGCTCTAGGTAGTACTTGATGTTTGTGCCGACCCCCAACAGGGACAGATTACTCAGCGTCACCCACTTAAGTAGCGAGCGGCAGATACCTAAAAACCGGCCTGCGTTGTACTGCACCCATCCGCCCACCTTTTCTGGTGTGCCTTGTCGGAACCTAATTTTGTCGCAGTCGTACCACCCGCCCTCATTGGTGTAGCGGGTATTTTCGCGGTTAACACCGGGCTTGAGTAGTATTTTCTTTAAGGGCATGGTGCTCTCTTATGCAACAAGTCCGGATAAGTATACCGTTTTACCGTCTTTTTTGGTAGCGGTAAGCGCCTGCTTTTTGTTATCCCCGGGGTTGTAGCTGACATGCACCCATCCCGAATCAGGGATGCCGGGGGTATAAAACTCAAGAATTACCTGCCGAAAGCTCAAATTGTCCATGATCCACTGGGCCAGCTCTGCGTTCGGTACGCCGGGAATTTCTATATCTGCAGCCATGCCCCGGCAATGATCTGATGTTTTGGAGCCACCGACTTTGGTGTTTACCTCAACACTGCGAAAACCTGAATTGACTTTAACCGCCATACCAAAGCGCTCGCGCACGGGCTGCAGCACGCACTCGCACAGAATAGTCAGGTTCTCTAGCTGGTCGGCATCGGGGGTGTTGTCGATGTCATGGCGTAGGGCGGTTTCGCTTTTGGTCATCTCCGCAAGGGAGAAGTTGGCAGTAAGTTTCATATTGAGTCCGCTGTCTTAGGTTTAATCTTTAAGCATGTGAGCTCAAAAGCGTCAACGCTTAGGTCTGTGGCCAACTTCTGTCTGACCACGTAATTTTTCTGTTCACACTCTCTGGCGGTTACCATTAAGCCCCCATCGGCAAACCCGCAGGAACCATTCGTAAAACAAATAAACGCAACGGGTATCCAGAGAAACACAGCAATACTCCAAGTTATTTTACAACGGACCTCAACTGTTCACCTTTATCTTTACTCCCCATTGAAGAGCCAAAGTAGTAAGACAGAATCTGCGTCACCGCCGCTGACAGCACGCCTAAAATGTAAATCAGAATATCTTTGGCCTCGGGTTTTACCTCCACAAAGATCAGCACCGCGAACAGTAGGAACGATAAGCCTACAACCCCTAGCGCCAAAGCTGGCGTAACAATTTTGTTAAGAAGAGGCGCATTCGCACTCGCAGCAATAGACACCTCGCGCTCACGAGCGCTGTTTTTATCTTCAAGAATAGCTTTAAATTTGTCATGTTCGAGTTGTTTAATTTTGGCTTCCGCCTCCGGGTCTTTGTTGATTGCCTTCATCACCGCGTTTACTTCATTTTCGACGCCAAGCTGTTTAGAAAGCGCACTAACTGCCATGCCAGCCAAAGGGCCACCCAGCGCAGTTGCAATACCGGGCGCAAAGCCCTTAACCATCGCGATAAGATCATCCATTTCCACCCCTCGTATATATGGCCCACACCAATACGGCGATAACAATCACGCCGGATAAAACAGAAACCGTAATCAAAATACCGTTAATCCACGCCCAGATCATTTGTTTGCGCTTGTATCTAGCTAGTGCTTCAGCCTTGACCGCTGCATCTCGTTTGCGCTTTGCATCAGCTTGAAACTGCAACCAATCGTCCCACAACCCAGCCCGCCCGCAGTAGATCATCAGCTCTTGCAGCTCTTGTTCGTTCCGTTTGATAGCCTCTAATGCAAAAAACGCCTCTGAGTCTGAGCCTGATTGACCGGCTTTCTTAGCTATCGCAGCTTTGTTATCAAAGAAGCTAAACAGGTGCTTACCTGCCGCCATAATGTCTCCACCATTGGCCACAGTTTCTTTAATAACTGCAAAAGCAGCGTTGGCTATGGCGAGTTCGGCTAGCATGGAGTACTTTGTTAAGGGTAAAGCCGTACTCTACCCCTGTGTTTACGCGGCGTCCAGTGCAGTTTTCCTGTCCCATACCCATTGTGCAGCAGCGGCAGCGTCAAACGGAATTGTTGCATTTATATCGCCGGGTTGTGCTGGGTCGGGCTGTGTCCAGTTAGCGCCAACGTCTGCAAGGTAGGTTTGCAGGTCCGCTTGTGTGGGGAT